CTTAAATACGCTGTGGATAAGCTTGGCGAAGTAACCGCTAAAGGACATAAGGTTCTTGAATTTGGTGATATCAAACTTACCAATCAACGTAAAGAGTCTAATCCTCTTGATACAGAGGTCGCTACAGAAATCCTTAATAAGCACGGCTTATACAAAGATTGCGTAGAAGTTATTGAGCAGTTAGACCAAAACGCGATTTTGGTTGCATATCAAAAGGAACTGTTAACAGAAGAAGAGATTGACTTGATGTTCCCTAAAAAAGTCTCATACGCATTTTTGGTAGGATAATGCCTGACGACATTATTGACTCCGTAATTTCGGACTTAGACAACTTCTACCCAGGAAGTAAGCGCAAACGCCGTACCCCTGAGGTAGTGGTAGAGCGCCCCCAAGTTTCCTGGGATGCTAAGCCGTATGTCAAAACCCTGCCTAACGGCAAAGAAGTTGAGATGTTTACGGTAGGTGCTTTGGCAAATGCCTTAGGTCGCCCTTTTATTACCGTCAGAAGTTGGAATGAAAAAGGGTATTTACCTAAACCCCCGTACAGACTTCCTACTAAGAAGAACAAGAACGGTGAAGACCATAAGGGTCGCCGTTTGTATAGCCGAGCAATGATTGAGGCAGCAGTTGCCCTTTTTGCTCAATTTGGAGTTCTCCATGTCAGTCGTATAGACTGGAGCACACACCGACAGCTCACCATTGAGCTGGCCGAGGCTTGGACCAAAATCCAAGCAGAAGAAACAACAACAACTAACTAAGGATAAAAACACAAATGGCAATTCAACAACAGGAAGACTTCATCCCACAGGCGGATGAGTTCTCAACAGAAAACATCGCAAGCACCTTGGAAGACCGTCCTTCATCCGCTACCGATTCCGTTAAGAGTGGTTGGGGAGCAGCAGAAGAAACATCAAAGCCTAAAGAATACGCAAAAGACTTTACAGTCACCGAAACCGCACAGTTGGTCAAGTTCCTCGATGAGGGTGGCCCACACGCAGTTTACAGCCAGCATTGGCTTGATAAGAAGGATGGACAGAAGTCTTACGTCTGCCTTGGAGCAGGTTGCCCACTTTGCAAGCTCCCTGACCCAGAAGCAAGTAAGGTTGCTAAGCGCTATGCGTTTTCTGTTGTAGTTATCGCAGATGACGGCACAGCAGTCCTCACAAAGCTAAACGCTGCACCAAAACTTTTCAGTTCTCTGCACGCTGCAGAGCACTCACCAGCAGGACCTTTGACTAAGAACTACTGGTCATTGTCCCGTCGTGGTTCCCTTCAGAGCCTTGTATTCACCGTTACTCCAGTTAAGGGTCGTGACCTTATGGAAGATTACGGAATTGATGAAGCCAAGGTACTAGAGCAACTTGCAACCATGAAGCCTTTTGAGCCTTCATCACTTCGCCGTTCTTCAGTTGAAGAACTAACCGAGATTGCATCGGCACTGCTCTAAACAACGAGATGTGAAGTGGCTAGGCGTAACCCACCCCCTACGTCTAGCCCCTTCGCCTTTAAGGGGGATTTATGAATATCATTACAACTAAAGAGCAACTTGATGAAATGGTTGCCTATTACTTAAAGCAAGATGCGTTTGCATATGACCTTGAAACTGTTGGTCCACAACGTGGAGTTACCGTTGTCAATGAAGTCCTATGGATTTCATTAGCCACACATGGTCGTGGAGACGTTATTCCTTTGGGACATCCAAATGGTGAGTTTAAAGAGTTAATTCGTCCACTTAAGTTAACAGGTGAGCGCCGTAAGGCTGCTGGACTGCCACTTCGTGACCAGGACTATTCGATTGACGATAAGAAGGCTACGACCACATTTGGTCCACCACCTGAGCAACTACTGCCTGCAGAGGTTTTCGCTGCACTTAAGCCTTTGATGTTTGGTGAAAACCGAACACTTGTAGGTCACAACCTTATCTTTGATTTAACTTCTATTGCTAAGTATTACGATGGCCAATTCCCTATAGGCCCTTATTTTGACACCATGATTGCCTCATTCTTGTACGATAACAAGAACAAGAACAAGTGTGGCCTTGACGATTGCCTAGCCCGTGAGTTTGGTTTCCATATGGTCAAGGGCGTAGGTAAAGAGGTTGAGAAGTACGCCTTTAGTACCGTTGCTAAATACGCCTATCTTGATGCTAAGTACACCTTCATGCTTTATAAGAGTGTCCTACAGAAGAAGCTTGAAGAAGGCAACCTAGTTAACGTGATGAACCTTGAGATGGGTGTCCTTAAAGTCCTATGCTATATGAAGTTGGCTGGCGCCCCTATAGACACTGAGCAACTGTTTGACTTACACGCTCAACTAGAGATTGATATTGAGAAGGCTAGGTCGGATATCTACCGTATTGCGGGCAAGGTGTTTAACATCAATTCCAATCCTGAGAAGCAAGCCATTCTTTACGGTAAGAAGGAGGATGGCGGTCAGGGACTTAAGCCCAAGGTTTTAACACTTAAGGGAAAGACCAAAGAGTCTGAAGGAATTCCGTTAGAGACTTCCGATTACTCCGTATCCTCAGAAGCCCTTGAGTATTACCGTGAGTCCAATGAATTAGCTGCAGCAATTCTGCATTATGCAGACCTCAATAAATTGCTTAGCACCTACGTAATTCCGTATCTTGGTGGCGATGTTACGCACACCGTAAGTGGTAAAACCAAAACGGAATACAAGGAAAGCCTGCTTATTAACGGCAGAATCCACTGTGACTTTATTCAGCATGGCGCAGAGACAGGTCGTTTCTCAAGCCGTAACCCAAACTTACAGAACGTACCAGCACCCCATACCTCACACGGTAAGGCTATCCGTAACCTGTTTTTTGCCCCTGAGGGTTACAAGCTTGTGGTAGCCGATTACTCGCAGATTGAGCCACGCGTTATCGCCTCGATGTCTAAAGACCCAATTATGATGAAGAACTACATTGAGGGTGGGGATATTTACACCACCATCGGTGACACCATGGGCGTAGACCGCAAGGCTGGAAAGGTGCTCGTTCTATCTATTGCCTATGGCGTAGGACCTGACAAGATTGCTAAGCAGATTGGCTGTAAGTTAAGCGAGGCTAAAACCCTCTTGGATGACTTCAGCAAGAAGTTTAACGCCATTAACAAATACCGCCTCATGGTGGTCAACAGCACCCGTCAAAAGGGGTATGTAACCACCATATTAGGCCGTAGGCGTTACCTGCCAGAGATTAACTCCAAGAACTTTGGAGACAAGGCTGGAGCAGAACGTCAGGCGTTTAACACCCGTATTCAGGGCTCTGCAGCCGATATTATGAAACTTGCCATGATTAGGGCTCAGGATATGATTCCTAAAGAGGCCAAGCTCCTCCTTACTGTGCACGATGAACTTGTGACCCTTACTCCCGATAATAAGGCTGAGGAAACCGCTGAGGCTATTCGTGAGGCGATGGAAGGTATTAAGTTGCTTGATGTACCATTGCTGGCAGACGTCAAGATTGTCCAAAGATGGGGGCAGGCTAAATGAGTTGGTTTAGAGATAGGTTCTTTGGTCCGCCCTCAGAACCTACACGTACTGAAATCCCATTCAGCACAGTTACCCGTTGGTCTTTGTATGACCTTGCGCTTGAGAACCCAAATAGAATCGCTGTTGATATGGGGCTAAACCCTGTAAGCGATGAGGGTCATCAGAAAGAACGTGAGGATAGTGAAATTCGGCTTAGTAACCTCAGGCCGTTATTGCCCTTTATAGATATCGCAGCAGAGATAAATGGGCGCATCTTTTCTAGTGTTCAATTATCTGAGATAGAAAAACTTGACATTGAAGTAGACATAGAGGATGAGCAAATCGAGACTATGATTGCCTTCTTCAAGTCTATTTCTACATCCGCTCTTATTGTGGCGTTTTCAGCAGCTTTACAACTTGATTTGATTCATTCACATGTCGCTACGGAGGAATACGATGGCCAGTAATTGGTGGGCAAATAAGATAGGTGCACCCCAACCACAAGCACCTGTTTACCAGCCAGCACCCGTTTATCAACCACAGGTACAACAACCTGTATACCAACAACCTGTTCAACCGCAGAACTACCCACCAGTTCAACAGCAAGTCCCACAAGGACCTCGTTGCCCTGAATGCGGTAGTGGTAACTACGGTGGACAGTTAGATGAAGCGCGTGGAATGACAGCAAAGTCAAGGTGCTATGATTGCGGCTACCCAGTACGCCAGTCTGCATCAGGCATGGGTAAGGGTATCGTTGGGCAGCGTCCTAGCGGTGGAACAGTAGCACCAGCACGACAAGTTGCAACAGGCAGCGGATACAATCCAGGAACAATCATCGGAAAGATTTAATGACTACTATAAATCCAGAATTACTCAAAGTAATCAATAAGATTAACAAGAAGTTTGGTGAAGACACCATCATTCGTGGTGAGGACATCATTGACGTACATGGACGTATGACTACAGGGTCATTGTCTTTTGACGTTGCACTCGGAGGCGGATGGCCTGTTAACCAGTGGCATGAACTTATTGGCGAAGAGTCCAATGGTAAGACTGCCGTTGCACTTAAGACCGTCGCTGCCAACCAAGAGCGCGACCCAGAGTTCACCACAGTATGGGTTGCTGCAGAGGAGTGGGTTCCATCTTATGCAGAGATGTGTGGCGTAGATTTGTCACGTGTATTTGTTATTTCGACCAATGTTATGGAGCAAGCGTATGAAGCGGTCATCGAAATCGTTGAAAGTAAGTCTGTTGATTGCGTTGTTATTGATAGCCTTCCTGCCCTCATTCCTAGCGCAGAAGACGAGAAAGAAATGGATGAGGCAACCGTAGGTCGAGGAGCACTCCTCACCAACAAGTTTTTCCGTAAGATTGGCAAAGCATCTAAGCGCTCCCTTACAGAGGCTGAGCGCCCATTTATCGGCCTAATGATTAACCAATGGCGTGACCGCGTAGGTGTTATGTATGGCGACCCACGCACTACTCCTGGAGGTAAGGGTAAGAATTACGCCTACTTCACTCGTGTAGAAGTTAAGCGAGACGATTGGATTGAGGCAGGAACAGGTAAGGAGGCCTACCGTGTAGGCCAAACCATCAAGGTAAAGACCTTGAAGAACAAGTCTGCCCCACCTTCACAGACCGCATTTATGGACTTTTACTTTGGTAGCGGTGGCATTGTTGACCGTGGTCAATACGATTTTGCTAAGGAAATCGTGGCTATGGGCATCATTAACAAGGTCATTACCAGAGCTGGTGCTTACTACCGTTACACAATTAACGGTGAGCAGCGTCAGTGGCAGGGCGCAGATGCCCTTCTAGCGTCTATTCGTGAGGAGCTAGACCTTAAAGAGGCCCTAGAACGCGATGTTCTAGACTCCATCAAGGCTGGCTCTAAGTTTGTAGCCGAAGATACTGATGAGGAGTGAGGGTCAGAAGCAATCACGTAAGCACGAGGACCGCCTAGCTAAAAAGCTGGGCGGTAAGCGTACTGCTGGTAGTGGTGCTTTTTGGAGCCGTAAAGGGGATGTACGAACCACAGATTGGCTTGTAGAGCATAAGTGGACGGGTAAAGCCTCCTTTAGCCTTAAAGCCACTGTCTTGGAGAAAATTGTTAACGAGGCTATCTTGGATAGCAGAATGCCCGTTTTAGGCATCAGCCTTAACGGACAGAATTACTGCCTAGTCCTAGAGGACGACCTTATAGAGATGCGCGATACGATTAAGGGACTTAGGTCTAAAGAAATTTTGTGATAAACTTATAGCCTCTGGGAGGGGATAGGACTACCCTATTACCCCCAGGAGCATCCTTGTACGAAGACGCAGGACATAACGAAGGCTGGCGTAGCCGAGCTAAGTGCAGTGGTCGTGATACCAATGAATGGTATCCACCACGCGATAAGGCTAAGTACAAATCCATCGCAGATAAGTCTAAAGCCGTGTGCTTTGGTAGAGATGGTGCCCCTGTATGCCCTGTTCGTTTGCAATGTCTTTTATATGCCGATAAGATTGATGAACAGCACGGCATTTGGGGTGGCCTTAGTCATCGTGAACGTAACGCGCTTAAGAGAAAAGCTGCTAAGGTAGGGCTTTCATTAGAAGAGTGGGTAACAACGCATGACACTAAAGGCAGGAAAGCCTAGCGGCAACTTAAAGAAGTTTCTTGATGCAGGAAAGAATGACTCAAGAGTACTTAAGTCTGTAGAACGGTACGTTCTTACTAAGCCTGTTGATAATTCGCGTTCATCCACCGTATTACACCCGTCTGCAATGGTTAAAGACGATTGGTGTCATCGCAGTTCATACTTTCAACTACTAGGGTTTCCACCACCTCCTAGTAAATACAAGGCAAGCCTTAGTCAAAAGCGTGTGTTTCAACTAGGACATGACATCCATGCGGGTTGGCAAAACATCTTTAAAGAGATGGGTAACCTTTGGGGTAAGTACTACTGCCCAGATTGTAACGATACCTTTATGGGGCTACCTTCAGACCATAAGATAGATTCAGCTAAGTTGGTCTACAAAGAAGTACCATTGGTTTACGAACCACTACGTATTGCAGGACATGCAGACGGTATCCTCGTAGGTTTGGGAGACCCATTACTTTTGGAAATTAAATCGATTGGTGCAGGAACCTTTAGATTTGAAGCGCCCGATATGATGGCTAAGTACGATGGTAATTTGGACAAGATGTGGGATAACCTCAAAGCCCCATTTATGACGCACATTATGCAGGCTGGTTTGTACATGAAACTAGCAGAGTTAGCTAACCTTGAGTACCAACCACAAGAGTCGGTATTTATTTACGAAAATAAGGCTAACCAACAAAGCAAAGAGTTTGTTATTGCTAAAAGCGATTTTGGCCTAACCCACATTTTGAATGCTGCAGAAATGATTGTAGAATCAGTAGAGAAGAAAACGCCACCAGCGTGCAATATAAACGCCACTTCTGGCTGCTATCAATGTAAGGGGTACGACAATGCTTGAACTAAAAGTCGAAGGGTACAGCGATACCGTCCTTAACCTACTGGATGCTCAAGGGCTAAAGGTTGCACGAAACCTAGATATGGATTTGCCCCATATTCCTGAGGACATTACATCTATAGATGCTGCAGAACTTATGCACCTAGCATCCCAATACATTGAATACCGAGGGTTCCTAGAGACTCAGGTAGCCCTTGCTAAGAACGCTGAGAAAGAGGCTGAGGCCAGCTACGACCAACTGGTTAACAGAAAAACCTTAGAACTAAGCACAGGCAAGAGCACAGAGAAGGCCACTATCCTCAAGGCATCCGTGGCTGTTGACCCTAGCGTAGAAGCCCTACATAGTGTGTTTCTACAGACCCATATGTACCGCAATACCCTAGAGTCCTATCTAGATAAGATTGATGCGTACCACTGGTTAATCAATAGTGAGGTAAAGCGTCGTAGCGGATACACGGCTGTTAATCGTTACACAGCATGAGTGTAAAGAAGTTTCAACAGGGAACCATAACTGGACAACCTGTGTGGCTTGGTATTGACCAGTCTTATAGTGGCTTTGCTATAACGGCGTTTAACACCAACGGGCATTACACAGAGGTATTTAAATCAGAAAAGCGTGGAATTGACCGACTTAGGGATATCCAAGCTTTTGTTATGGACTTCCTCGTAAAGTTTGACCAAATTAACGACGTGGCTATGGAGGGCTACGCTTTTGGCTCACAGATGGCAAATATGCTTGGAGAGCTGGGCGGAATGGTCAAGTTGACCCTTTTAGACTTTGGCATTTACCCGCTTATAGTCCCGCCAACTAACCTCAAGAAGTTCGTTACAGGTAAAGGGAATGGTGTTCCTAAGAGCCAAATGCTACTGTATGTTTATAAGAAGTGGGGAGTCGAGTTTACGGATGACAACGCAGCCGATTCCTATTCTTTAGCTCGTCTTGTATCGGGAATGACAGGCCTTGCATACGAAAAAGAGGTGTACGATAAGCTGCAAGACCCAAAGTTTAGGGAGAAGTAATGATTAAGAGATTTTATTCAGCCTCCAAATACCGAGCACTTACACAGGATAATTATGCTTTAGAGGTACTGCTGTCTGAAGCACAAGATGAAAGAGATGCTTGGAAACGTGCTGCAGAAGCAGCTAAAGAAGACTTACGTATGTGGCGTGGAAAGTACGAGTTGTCACAGGCAACTCCAGAGGTCAAAGCCGATACAGAAGCAGCGTTTAAGCGTGGCGCTATGTTTGCAAAACAGCAAGCTTTACAGAACGTTATGATGATGCTTACAGGACTTGATGTAAAAGAGGAACAAGATGTCTAAAGACTCCTACGGCTTACTTATGCAGTTAAAGGCTGCTAAAGATGAGGTAAAACGTTTAGAGGCAGAATATCGAAAGATATGTGCATGCAATGAGCGTATTCCAGGCACTGAAAGTTTGCCATTCAACGTGTACACAAAGACACACAAAACATGTGACTACCACACAGTTAGGGTAATGAACTATGCCAACGTATGACTTCGCCTGTGTAGCGTGCGACATTCAGATAGAGCGTTACTTTACTTTTAATGAAGAGCACCGTGTAGAGTGCGAGAACTGTGGAAATCCCATGGTTAAGGTTATGACAGCAACACCAGCCCACTTCAAAGGTGGGGGATGGGGAGCCTCGTAATGAGTGCGTTTTATATCAATGACCAAGCATGGGCATCACAACTTCAGCGGGATTTAGACGAATACATGATGCGCCTTCAGGATAGTGTAGACGAGGACACAGACTTTGAGACCCTTTCAGGTCAACCATACTGTGGCTGCTCTGATTGCTACTGGCGTGAGGTCCTGTGCTTTGTCACCCCTAAGATAATGGAAGCCCAACTAGATAAAAAGATTGAGCTCCCCCACAATGTCGCTTGACCTTAGAGACCCCGACCGTCCATTAGAGGTGTGCTCCTGTGGCTCGCTTCTATGGAAGGTTCAGGCTATGTTTGAAGATGGGGAGATTTCCCTATATATGTTGGACATGGAATGCGCCCTTTGTGGCAATTTAGCCACTGCCCCAACTCCGATTGACAGTTTAGGCTGAATTTTTGCGCCTAGTTCCTCATACTTTGGGGGTATTACTACTTCGAGCATAATGAGGAACTAAATGTCAGAACAAGAAGAGACCGACGTCCTACGCGTAGGCGCAGGAAGTAACCCTCAAGCTGTAGCATCAGCGATTGCCCATGCTATCTATGAAAAGCGCACCTGCAAGCTTCGTGCCGTAGGCGCTGGAGCAGTCAATCAAGCCACCAAAGCCATTGCCATCGCACGCGGTTATACCGCGCCACGAGGCCTAGATTTGGTATGCGTGCCTGGTTTTGCCAGTATCAAGAGCCATGACGGAGACATTTCCGCCGTTGTATGGACTGTAGAAGTACGTTAAGACTGTTATTCTGTAATAACCCCCTTTGCAAAGGAAACTAAATGAAGACAGATTCAAAGAAGAACCCAGCACCGCTGGCCCCTATTTCTACGGCTCCAGGAAACGCAGCACCTCATACTGTTGCTAAGACAGAGAAGGGCACCCTTGTTAAAAAGAAGGGCGCACAGGCTGCTGACCCAACTCGTGAGGCAAAGCCATCACGCAAGCATGTCTTAGAGCGCTCAGGTGCTCGTTACGGCATCCGCGTAGGCTTCCAAAAGCAGGTTGCACCAGAAGCAGGAGAAACCCAAGGTAATGGTCGCATCCTTCCAGCTGCAGTTAATCGCAGCACACCTAACTTTAAGTCAGGTATGGTCGACTAAGTTTTGCAGAAATAGCTCCCCACCGTCCGCAAGGATTGGTGGGGTTTTTCTTTGCATCTATTTGGATAAACCCTCAACATGTGGTTGAATATACTCGTGGAGAATAAGAAGAAGACTTGTTCATACAAGACTTGGGTAGAAACACTAAGCGATGAAGACCGCCAAGGTGTTGAAGAAATACTGGCCTCAGACGCATCCACTGCAAGTATCCATAGATTTTTACAACAAAAGTTCAACATTGGGTTTGGACTTACCGCCTTTAAATTTCACAGAAAACATTGGTGCTCATGTCTTTAAAAGATGACTTCGATAAATTTGTTAAAACAGGCAGAGAAGGTTCGGATAGTGTAACTAAGGGTGTGCCAGAAGCATGGCGCCCACGTTCTGAAATTGGAACTGATGGCGGGTTCATTGTTGGTAATCCGCGCCCAGATGGAAACACACCTGGAGCAGAAGAGCTACTAAGAGAAGCAGGACTAGACCCAGCAGAGTGGGCTGTGGTATCCCATCGCCGTGGTCGTTGGCAAAAGTGGGACGGGGAATGGCTAGAGTCATTCCGAGTAAACGTAGTGCCAGCAACAGGCGTTAACGTAGATTATGACGCTCAAGCGCTAATTGAGATGATTAATAAGTGGAAGCCAACTGGCAAGGTAAATGACTTTGAGGGAGATTTAACCTCCGTATTTAGCGTTGGTGATACCCAGTACGGTAAGGATGATACGCCAGCAATTGTTAATCGTATGCTTAATGCGATTAACGAGTCGGTAGAGCATCAAAAGAACTTGCAGAAAAAGTACAGGATTGGTCAAATTGCATTGCCACAACTTGGCGACTGCATTGAAGGTATGACCAGCCAAAAGGGTAAAGTAATGGGTCGCCACGATATTGGTGTATCCCAACAAGTACAGGTTGGCCGTCGCGTTTTGATGGCACAGATTAAGGCAATGGCACCGCTTGCATCAAAGATTATTGTTCAAGTA